CTGCATTGCTACCAAGTGCTATACTTGTCGCACTTGTTCTTAAACTTACTGCATCTACACTTGCTGTTTCTACTGGACCAACAATCTTATTGCTAACTCCATCTACTAGTAATGTACTATCATCACCAAACACACTACCTGTAAGATCACCATCATGTGGTGCACCAGACACCATAGCATCTGTTATTCCATATCCTGCAAGTGTTGTAGGCTTGCCTGTAATACCGCTAAAAGCAACTGCGCCTGCTGTACCACTTACATCACCTGTTACGTTACCTGTCAAAGGTCCGTAAAAAATATTAGCCAATACTGAGTCTGTTTCAACTTGTCCAGTAAACCAAGCATTGTAAAATCTATTACTAGTAGAGCCTATGTCAGTAGTGCCATCACCTGGAAGTATTGATGTTGATTCAATAGGCCCAACAATTTTGCTGTTAACGCCGTCTACAAGTAAAGTACTATCGTCTCCAAATACACTACCTCTTAGGTCTTGTGGTACTATTGGAGATCCTGTATACAACTCTGTGAAGTTGTCGTTGATTTTTTCAAAAGCTAAACGTAATGGATCTCCGTCGCCTTTGTTTGCACTTGTACCTGTATTAATTAGTTTTTGTGTCATTATTTCTTGCTCCAACTTCGACTCTTAGTTTACCAGCAGTAGCGAGCACACGCCTCGGCTGCGGGGATCTAGTATCAACAGCTGCCTTTACTCCGCTTTTTACTAGTTTATTAGTTTGTGTTTTATCCATTAGTGTTTACCTACTACAACTTCAATAACGCCTTTGTCATTGTCTGTTTTATTTTCAAGTGCCTTACCAACAATTCTGCCCGGCGCCGCATTATTGTTAACAATAGCAAACCCTGGAATTGCACTTGTTACAAGCATATCACCTTTAGCAACTTTACCAATTACTTTACAAGGAACTCTACCTTGCATTGCAACTGGGCAAACAAACTCTGCTTCTTGGTGTGAGTTCATCAAGTATGCAGGATTAGTAGAAACAACACCTGCTACTCTATGATCGTTATGCGTGTCAGTCATTGCAACTTCTTTTTCGCCTCCAAATACAAGTACAGTACCTGGCTCGTATCCTGCATCAGCTTCATAGTTTTCTGCTAAGTCAGCATAGTATGCTTCGGTAGCTGTACCGCGGAAGTATGATGCATATACATTTGAATATTTTAGTGTAGATGTACCGATGTTATATGTATTGTCTAAGTCTGGCTTTGCACCGCTTGAATCAAAAATCATTGGAGCAACACTAGAACTTGTTCCACTGTTAGCAACAACTATACCAATTTGGCCAGTTGTTGTTTTACCTGTGTTTGCACCAATTGCTATTCCTGTACTTGCCGCACCTTTTTCACCTGGTGCTTCAATAAAGCTACTGTACATCCAATCAACGCCAAGTACTTTTTCACCATTAAAGTTAGAAGTACCTTGTAAAGAACTTTCAGTAATATTAGTGCCACCAATACCTACACTACCTTTTATTAGCATATTAGGATATGTTGCACTTGGAGTTCCTGCGCCTGAGCCGCCTACTGCTGTAAAAATTAAACCCTGTGATGGTGTTTTAACATTTAGTGTTAGTGTGTCTAAACTTAATACTTCGTAACTTGCATCACCGCCTAGTATTAACGAGTTGGCTTGCACTTTACCTGAAGCAGTTGTCTTAACAATTGAATTAACTTCACCAGTTGAAGTTACGTTAGAAACGCTATATGATCCTGCACCAGTTTTAATTAGTGCTTGACCAGGATCAGCAACTGATGTTAGTTCAGAATTAAAGTCTGCGTCTACAAGTCCAGTACCTTCAACAACTACAGTATTAAATGAAACTGCACTAACTTCGCCATTACCAGCTGCATCTCGTCCTATCACACTATCTGTAGCAATTTGTTCAATATCAGCTAAAGAAACAGCACCACCTTTAAGTGTTACCCAACCATCAGTGATTTCAAATTTAGCATCATCAAACGCTGCACTACCTAAGTCTGCTTGTGCAATACTTGTAGCATCGACTCTTGTAGTTGCTGCGTTTAGATTTAGTTTAGTTTGTGAAATTTGTGCTGTTCCACTAATATCACTGTTAACAATTGCTCCAGGATTAATTTGTAAGTTAAATACTGTCCTACGATGAGTTGCATAAGAGTCATCTGATTCTCTATTTACAGAAGCAATAATGTCGCTTGCTGCATTCCATACACCGTTTGCCCATTCATCAATTGGTCCATCTACTATTTGTCCTTGCTTGCCACCCAATGCTGTAATAACATCAGCTGCCGGTCCACTCGCCGGTTTGCCGTCACTGAACTCACCACTTGTTGGTGTGTAAATAATTTCAACAATGTCGCCTTCAATACCTACAATACCATCTTTATAATCAACAATGGCTCCAGTTGCTCCTGTTATAGATCCTGTAATTGCATCACCAACAGCAAACCCGCCACCTACAAGTGATCCAGCACTTACAATAATTTTCTTATATCCAGTTGTAACTAGAAGTTGTGCTTCTGCAACATCATTAATTTCATTGTCTCGTAGGTCATCCAATGTATCTAAAGAACCGCTTGCACTATCAACATATGCTTTAGTAGCAACGTCTGACGCTGATATAGGTGCTTTTACGTTTGTAATTGTATTGTTAGCTGCATTCAAATCGTCTGTCATTGGGACAGCACCGTTAGGAGCAAGTACACCTGGCCCTAATTTATTAGCTACAGGAGCACCTGTTACATCGTAACCCAAGCGTCTGTTTACATAACCACGTATTGCACTTTCTGTTGGTACAGTATCTGATGCATTATCAGTCATTGCTGTGTCTGTACTAAATTCAGTAATAACAACACCACGCTTAAAGCCTAGTCCGTCAACATCTGAAAGTGCAAGTGATGCACTAAATGTAACTGTACCAGTACCTTGGTCTACACTAAAGAATCTACCAACTCTAAAGATACCGTTTTGATCTGTACTTACATAAAATACTCGACCTTTGCCTTTTTCAACAACTTCGTTAGATTCCTTCTTTTCTCCTGGCTCACCAAAGATAACATTTGGATAGTTACTTGAGTTAAATCCGCCTGTGCCAATATCTAAGAAGTCGTGTCCTGTTGCACGACATGTACTAATGTTAACAGTAACACTACCTGTTGCGCCATTTTTCAAACCGCCTCTAAGTGTAACAAGTTCAGAGCCTAATACAACTGTACTATTAATCCCTGTTGCATTAGTTGGGTTAATTGTTTCATAATCAACTAAGTCAACAATAGCGTAATCGTTTGACTCACTTCCTTCTACAACTGTTGTTCCTTCTACTCCTCGATAGTTGAATACATAATGCTTTTTACCATCCCAAGTAATAATCGGAGCTTCGGTAGTTAAACTATCAACTGTCCATCCTGCAGGTCTATTTGATGTAGGAGTTCTTGTATTATTGTTAAGTCTAAAGATTTCGTTTGCATCACAAGGTTGTACTGCTATTGTAGTATCGCCTGCTGTGCCACCTTTTGTAGTACCTCCTGTGAGTGCTACACCACCGTCTGTAATATTTCCAATTACCTCTTGAGCTTTTGCTGCATTTACAGTTAGTCTAATAAAGTCGTAAGTGCTATCAAGACCTGCTTGTGAAGTATTAGCAGGTAACTCGTCACCAATACTGTCACTTGTTAAGAAACTAATACTTCTATAAACAAAGCCTGGATTCTCATCAAACGTTAATGCTGTACTTGGACGAATAGTTAATACATCTGGACGAGCTAGGTCACTAATAATATGTGTTTGGTTTCTGTAGTAAACTATATTTGTGTTAAACGGTACAATTTCTAATAGTCCGTTTGCACTAAATTGCGCATCAGATGTACTAAAGTTTAATTTGTAAACTTGTCCGCTATTCATTGGAGTACTATCTTCAGCAGCTATTGTACCAGTTACGCTAAATGTTTCAATTACACCTGTTACTAGTGCTACTGAGTCTACTGTAACTGTTGCATCGTTTGCAGGAGTTACACCACCCAATTGGTCACCAGGTACTACAAAAGTATCACCTACATCATAATTTGAAGTTGCTGCCAGTTGTGCTGATGTTGCCGATACTTGATATCCACCATTAATTGTTTTAGTAAGTGTAAAGTCAAACCCAGTTGCTCCGGCATCTGCCACTGTTTGAATTGGATCACCGTCAATGTCTGGATATTGACCAACTATGTGTTGCACAACTTCTGCGTTGGCAACTTCATAACGTGCAAAAGCTGGGCGAGATGGATGATATATGTTAACTTCTGATCTATTTGACGGTACATCTTTTGCATCGTAAACATAGACCGCTAGTTTTTCAACTGAGTTATCGTAGCCATTTGCGTCAATTGCTGTTGGAACACTGTCTGCACCTAGTGCGCCACTTACACTACCGGTTAGTTCATTGGTTGTATCAAATGCACCGGTAATATTTGTTACGTATATAACATTTGATCCGCCTGTTGTGCTTGTTGCAACTGCAACTTCTCCTGTTGAACCGGTAATAGCCTGTGTTAATGTTTCACCTGCTGTTAGATTTAACAATCCAGTTGTGGACAAGATAACATCAACATCAAACGCTCGCATTGGCTGTGTCATATCTTCATACAATTGTATTGAATCTGGAATTTCGTTTGGATCACTACCTTCAGCTACTAGACCAAACTCACCATAACAACTTGAACCTGTTAGTGATCTAATCTCAGCACCATTCTTTGAATAGTAACTAGCATGACAGTAATATGTAAACATACTAACCATCTCTGATAGCGCACCATTACTTGCAACCAAGCCGTAACCTAAATCGTTAACTTGTGTAAAGTCGTTACCTAGTATACTTCTATTACCAGCTGTTTGTAATGTAATAGGCAATGGTGCCGGAACGCTTTGTACTGTTGCATTAATAATTACTTTTCTAGAGTTATTAATATCATCATGTGCGTCTGTTAATTCTGCACTTACGCCTAATGTATCTACTGCTGGGAAAATTGTATCAGGAACAGCATTAAGGTTTGCATTTTCAGCAGTTAATTTAATAATGTTAATCAAACTATCTGTAATAGCAGTTTCAGTTGCTGTTGCTGCGCTTCCAGAAGCGTCTTGAACTTCAGTGTTGCCTGTGGTAGGGGTTACTGTTGGTGTTGCAGTTACATCTGTAAGAACTGTTGCAACCACTGATGCTAAATGCACATATGCCGCTGCTGTTGCTGCTCGTTGTGCTACGGGAAGTTGTGCTACAGCACCATCTAAGTATGCACGAGCATTAGTTACTGTACCACTATTACCACCATAAAGTATATCGTATGTTAGTGCATCAACAATGTATCTTACATCTCTAGCACATTTTACACTGTCATATCCTGCAGGCGGCGTGTTAGCATTTACAAATGCAACAACTTCTGCACCTAAGAACGTTTTGTTATTTTGTAATCTTGTTGCAGCATCGTCAGCATCTGTAGTTGGAAGTACAGCCGGTGCAGGGAATGTTAATGCATCTGCAACTCCGTCACCTGGCTCACTTACACTAACTGTGCCATTTTGTATAATATCAACAACTTCGTCAAATCCTGCTGTAACTCTAGTTTCAGCTGTAACGCTATCATCAACTTGTGCTAGTGCAAGTACTTGCCCTTTTGCAAATGCAATTGCGTTTGTTGTTTGGCTTTGTTGATTGCTTTGTACATAATCACCTGTTGCTCTTTGATAAGCAAGACCGTTATACACGCTATTATAGTTGGTACCTAATGCTACGTCTTTTGCAATACCATCTAGAATGTATCCTGTATCTCTAGCACATTTTACACTATCAAATTCAAATGTACCAACAGAGTCTAAATCAATACCTGTTGTTAATGCACTTGTAACACCAGTAAATCCAACGCCGCCGTTTGAACTAGGATCTAATATTAAATCTGCTGTACCATTTGCTTTATCGTAATTAGTAACAGCGTTAACTTGGAAACGTCTACCATCTACATAAAATGCACTTGGTGTTTCAGGACGTCTTACAAATAACCCTTGTGGTTCTGCTTGTGATCCTAAACTTTTAACAGTTAGTCTAAATGCACTTCCGTCTACTTTTTCTATAACTTGCACTGCTGAGTTGCCAACAAACGCATCAACAAACAAGCCACCTCTAAATGCCTGCTTGTTTGCAGATGCTGAGAAACTTGAACCAGTTTGTACATATGGAGACTTAGTAAGTACTTGTCCTTCTGGATCAAGTACAAGCATAAAGCCACCGTGTCCTTGTACAGTCATGTTACGCAAAATCGTAGCATCGTTCATTAAGAACGCATCCATCTCTGTATTTCTTAATGGCGGATTGTAATCGTTATTGAATGCAAACTTAACTGTGTTAATTAAGTTTTGTAATACTGTGTCTGGACCGTCAATAATTCTCCAGTTTGCTGAAATTTCAGCTGCATCAAAATTTGCGCCTGCTGTATGTTCTTTAGTTGGAGTATAGTATGTTGTTATATTCAAACCAGTTGTAAATTTAACAACATTGCCTAAACGATATAAGTTATTAGCGGTCCATGCCGGCGGTTCTCCAGAACCGTTAAACAAATCTGCTGCATATTGTCTATCAGATACTCCGCCACCTGCTTGGTTGTAAAGCTCAGTTGGATTTTCGCCAATTATTAATTTACTTGCTACAGTATAAATGTGCTGTATGCCAGCAACTGTTTCTGTTTCTGTTCCTACTTCAACAGCGCCTGCATAGTATTCACCTTGTGCTTCAAGAGAAAACTCGTTGCCGCCGTTGCGGAAGTCTTTAACAAGTGCATCAACAATTAATCCTGCGTCTCTAAAACATTTTGTTCTTGAATATTGTGCTGTACCTACTAGTGCAGGATATGTAGTTTCAATATAATTTACAACTTGTTCTTGAATAAATTCTCTGTTGTCAATCATTGTAAGTGCGTTAGATTCCCACTTACCTACGTTTTCATAACCTTGACCTGTATTTTTTAGTTTGTTTGGTTTTAATAAGTAGTGGTTACCAAAATAACCATCACATGCATTAGTTAAAGGATTTATATAAGGAATACCGTTTGGTACACTATCAACTACAAATGATATACTTGCTGCACCATTGCTACCAAGAGATGCATCTAGTACAGTGACACGTTCTCCCTTTTGAAATTGGTCGCCGCTATTAGTAATTGTGATACTATCAATAGCACCGTCACTACCAACGACGATACTAAATTCAGCATCTTTACCTAGCTTATCACTAGTCCATGTGCTTACTGTGTATGTACCCGGTGTTCTTAAAGAATCTGTTTGCGGTTCAAAACTAATAGCTTCTATATTAGTTTTGCCTAATACAAGCCCGTCAAACTCTGCATCTCTATAAAAGAATGTACTTGCCCAACGTGATTGCGATACACGATTTTTTGGACGTACAATTACTCGTCTAAATTCATCACCTTTAACACTTACGTTTTTAGGCACACGTATTGGATAGTCTTCTAAATAGATACCTGATTCAACTCTGATTGAAATTTGTGTTTCTACTTGGTAGTTTCCATATTCTAATTCTTCTCCGATTTCAAATTCAACTGGCTCTAAAAGTTGTAATTCAATTTCGTCTGTTTCTACTACAGCAACTGGTCTATCACCCGATTCTTGTCTATAGTCAACAATTCTACCTAATGCACCTGAACTTTTACCACGTACAACTTTACCTGGAATTATATCTGTGTTTTCAGGGTTAGCTTGATCAATAAAGCCTAGGTTACCGTTTGAAGCATTAATTTTATACGTTGTTTGACCGTCAACAACTTGCGGCGCTTGGAACACTCCGTTATTAATGATGCCTGTAATAATATCCATTTTTGCACCAATAACTTCGTCGGCACTTGAATCTGGAATTATAGTAGCGTCAATAAATTGTGGAACACGAGATTGATATAATGTTGGCGGTGCTGTATTTGTTAAAATATATTGTGTTACAAGAGTCTTAGCATATTCAAGTCCTGCTAATGTTTCTACACGCTGTACACCAATTGCTTTTTGCGCACTAACATTTGAATAATAACGTATGCCACTCCAGCGTGATAGATAGTTAGCGTTATTACCTAGTAGTGCGTCTAAACTAACACTATCTAAGATAAATTGTACATCACGTTGACAAATTTCTAAACTGTATGTTCCTGCAAAATAAGGAAATGTTGCGTCTACATATGCCGTTACTTCTTTTGCAACAAATTCTTTGTTTGCAACAATAAGATCTCTAGCTGCTTGTCTACCTGCTATTTGACTATTGATACCTGCTGTTGTAATAGTTGCGGTATTAGCTCCTCCGCCATGCGTCATTGTTTGTTGATAAGGACCCGGTTCGGGAACTGCTGCAATAATTAATTCTTCTGCTTTACGTGCTGCTGCATTAATTGTTCTAAATGCATAACCTGGCGAACGACCTTCTTTACCGTCTGGGGTAAATGTTTGTAAGTCATCACCGTCTGTACTAACATAAAGGTTAACTGTACTTACTGCTGCAACATTATCAACATATAGTTTTGTTGCAGCTTGCAAGTCGTCTGGACCATTTGGAGTACCTTTACCTGCAACTTCACCAGGGTGATCATACAAGTGTAAAGCACCTTCCATGTTGTCGCCTTGTCTACGCACAACAGATTTCCGTGGCAACGCTTCATTGCTTAACCAGTTGCCCTCTAATGAAGCATCGTACGCCGAATCAGTAATTGTAAATGATCCTGTACCTCCACTTAGAAGTATCCTTCCTGTAGCGTTAATAGCATCATCTTCAGTTGGATATAAACCAATAGTGTTTTCGTTTATGACTCTAATATAATAATCAGAACCTGTTACTACGCCAAATGGATCAGTACCAGACGAAGTAAATTTAAATTTAGCACCTGTAAATGCTTCAGATAGCCCGTGTCCTGTAATATTTAAATTGCCTTGTAGGATACCCGATGCTGTTAGTGTATACTGACTAATAGTTGTTGGTTCGTCACCTATACGTATGCCGCTACCTGCAACACTTTTTCCTTGATAACTTCTATCAGCATATGCTTTATTAATTACAAGAGACCCAATGTCAAAGTCAGTACCATGAACATCGTTAAAAAGTTGTAGTGCTGTTGGATCTACACTTACATTGCCAATTGGATATGAACTAGCATTCAACGGAGCGTCTAATGTTGGCAAAGGATCATTAGCTACTCTTGATACTAATTGTCTAATAACTACTTTACCGTCAACGCTATAATCAAATCCAATAGTATCAGCGCCGCCGTCTAATGCATTATCTGATGCAAACTCTAAAAAGTTAATCCCGCTACCGTCTGATTTAACTAAAGGAACTTGATTCTCACTACCTTCATAAGTGTTTGGTGTATCGTTTAGGTCAGTATACGATATCTGCCCGCCAATACCAAAAACGGCATATAATTCTTGAAAGTTTTCGTTTACTTTACGAAACGACTCACGTATGCTATCGCCAGTACCGTCGTTACCTTCAATGCCGATATCAATTTGTTGCTTTGCCATGTTATTTTAGCTCCAGTATTTGTGTTTGATCAAACATCTTGTCAAAGTTTATACTAACACCACAACCACATGCTGATTGCGCATTAGGGTTATTAACTTCAAACATAGATCCAATTATATCTTTTTTGTAATTAATTTCTGTACCAACCAAAAACATAGTGCTATGCACACCAATTACAAAGGTACAGTTATTATCTGTTTTTAGGACTTCGTCGCCCTCTTGTAAATCATCAGGTGATTCTAGTGTACCCCACTCATATTCAAATCCTGCGCAACCACCACCCTTTACGTTTAGTGTAATAGCATAGCACCCGTGATCGTTGCATAAAGTGTCTATTTGTTGTTTTGCTGAGTCAGTTAGTGTACATAATGTCATAGAATTTACCTTTCACATCAATATTTATCGTATTGTTTTATAATCTTAATGTAAATATAGTTATGTTTATAAGAGAATTTAAAAAGCAAAGCCGGCACGTTCGCAAAAGTAAAACAGGCAAGGAACACACCTATACACGCGAATATACTATATGTGTGTTTAGATGCGACAACTGTGATGCAGAGTTTGAACGTGCTAGAGGAAGTATGGATCCTAACCGCCTAAGTAACAATTATTTTCACGTATGTAAGAACTGTGATGCTAAAGTATTTGCTCAAAAGAAAGGCGTAGAAAAGAAACAAGTTTGGAATATGAGTGCTTCTAGTTCTACGCCTATTGGCAAGTTATAGGTTATCTAACACTAAAATACATAGTGATTTCAAATCCAAGTCTTATATTTTCATAAGTTGGTTTAGTCCACATAATAGTCTCCTTATAAATTTTTCCAAGTAAATGCTCCAAAGAACATTTCATCTTCTGACATCTGTCCCCAAGGTACATCTCTGCTAGGGTCTGGATTCATAGGATTGTCCGCTGAGTTATCAAATGCTCCTTCTACAAACAATCGTGTTCCTACTGGAATAAACTTAGGTTCTCGCCATGTATATGAAAGTTGCCAAGCATAGTCGTATGCAGGAATGTCAATAAGTTCTTCTACAGTACCGTCTGGATAGTACGCTGTTGCTTTCATACTCTTGCCACGAAAGTGCATGTGTGGTAAAAATGTGTGCAGCATTACATCCTGCTTTAGCACTACTTCTGCTGTCTGTACAAAGTTAGGATCGTAAGCAGGTATAGTTGTCCAGTTGTTAGGGAAGATACAAGCACAGTCGCCTGCCATTCTTTCTTGTGGTACTACGCCCTCATCGTGGAAGTACAAACCAATCCTTGCTTCGTCAGTTCTAGCAGTTCCATCTGGAGTATAGTGTAGCTGTAAGTTTACAGTACTACCTGCTCGCAACAAACCGCCAGTGTTAGCATCATAAAACTCTGGATCGCCGCCAGGAACATAAGCACTCACACTAGCATAGTTCATCTCAGCTTGTCCGCCTCCTTGTGTGCCAAGAATGTTAGCATTACGCTCGCCTGGTACACTCACTGAGTTTAGCATGTGATGCATTACTGTAGGCTCTGAAGGCAAAAACTCTGAACCACGAAGCCACTTGTCTTCTGTTAGTCCTAGATCAACACCTACATAGCGATAAGGAATCGCACTAGGACCAGCGGGTATTTCTTGTGCTGGTACATAGACAATCATATCAGGTTCACCATGTACCCACTCTGACGTTGAGTATACAGTTTCTGTTAGTGGATCTCTGTCACCTTCAACAGGTGCACCTGCATTGACCCATTCAACAATAGTCTCCATTTCTGTATGACTAAGTGTACGGTGATTGATAATATCCTTTGCATACTTACGATCAATCTGTCCAGGTGGCATTCTTAATGTTGTAACAGCTTCTTTGATTGCAGGTGCAAACGCTTGAAGCATCCTGTAGTCAGTCATTGCCCAAGGAGCAATACCTCCTTCTCTGTGACAACTTTGACACTGCTCTACAAATATTGGTGCTACGTTTTCTGCATAGTCTATAGCTACATCTTCATGTGCATACGCAACAGATGTTAATAAACTACTTACTAGCAATATTAATTTTTTCATTCCTTTCTTCCTTTAGTTTGTTGTATCCTTCATCGTCTAAGTGTGTGATAGCAAGCCACGCATGAGTCATTTCATCTCCTGTACGTGAACCTCCCATTACCCACATATCAGGGTCTGGATTGTTTGGGTTATTTTCTGTATTGTCATACCATTGCTTTAGAACAATAACTGCTCCAGCTGGTAAGAGTGGTGCAACGTCCGGGTCATACAAATGACTATGATGCCATGTTGCACTCCAATTACTTACTTGGCTAATCTGTTCTGTGCGTCCTGTCTCTGGATAGAATATTTCTAAACTTGCTGCGTTCATACGCAAGTGTCCATGTGGTTGAAAACTATCTAGTCTAACTGGGTGATCAAAACTGTGGAAGCCTTGTGTCATGTAATAACCATGTGGTGGGATAACTATATCGTCCTGATCCCCTAAGCGATATAAACTTAAATCTTGTTTGTATTTCAGTTGTTCGCTTTCCTCTTCGGTGTATAACCAAAGACCAATCTCTACCACGTTGTCTTTTATAACTGATCCTGGTGCCATTGCTCCAAGTCCACCTGGAAACATGTGTATGTCCCAACGTACTTGCGAGTTTGCTGGTAGTGTACGACATACTCCTTCTGGAACAATCTCTCCCCACTTTCCCATAGCATACTCCGTGAGCATTGCTTGACGTCCTCCGTCTATAACAATATTTGAGTTTGCATGGTGGACTACTGCTTTTGCTTCGCCACGCGGCTTAACTTGTACCGCTTTAATACAACGGTCTTCAGTTAGTCCTGTAGGAACTAAATGCTTGTGCCACAAGTCATTACCATTTGCAGGAATGTCTATTGCTACACTTGGGATAATTAAATTAGGTTGTCCAAAGTCGCCTTCAAAGTTCCATGCTTCAGGATCAGGAAGGTTAGCTGGTTGTACTATTATATCTTGATTACCATATTGTGCTCCTGCGTTTACCCACTCAACAACTGTGTCTATTTCATCTTGCGATAAACGCCAGTCACCTTGTAGGTCTTGAATGCCAATACCGTGATCGTATGCATACGGAGGCATTTCTCTGTTTGCTACTCGCATCTGTATTAGTGGAGCCCAAGGTCTTACTTGCTCGTATGTTTCAAAGCTCATTGGCCCAATACCACCCGCACGATGACATACTACACAGTTATCGTTGATGATAGCTGCTACTTCGTTAGTATATGTTTGTGCTGATAGTACAAGCGGGAATAAAGCCGCTAATGCTGCTGTAATGTATTTCATATATAATTCTCCTGGAATTATTAATATTTAAACACATTACAGCAGAAAAGCAACCTATTTTAGGCGATTGTTACAATTTGTTGCATCTTGATTATTCTGCTTTCCAAATTGTCCATGCTCCGTAAGCAATAGCACCGTATGCAACAATGCTTGCTAGTGGTTTAAAGATAAGAAACACAATTCCAGCACCAATTAATACTGCGCCGTCCATTGTTGTTCTTTCTTCTAGTCTTTTCTTTATCCAAGATTTAACCATTTTTGTATCCTCCTGACTAATATTTATGTAAATATATGTTCCTTAAGGAGGAAAAAAAATGTTTAAATGGTTAACAGGCCTTTTTACAGGTAACGTAGAAGCAGCAAAAGATGAAGCAAAATCCATCGAAAAAACTATTTCTGCTGTTGCTGGAGTTAAAAAGGTAGAAACAAAAGTTGAAAAGATTGTAGAAGTTGAAGCAAAAACTGTAAAAGCAACAAAGGCAAGTTTATCAAAACTTACCAAACAAGGCTTAGAAGATTTTGCTAAAGCAAACTATAAAGTAGACATTGACAAAAGAAAGAAAAAAGCAGACCTAGTAGCTGAAGTATTGAAGCTTGCTAAGAACGCGAAATAACACTTTTTAATTGATCAATTGCAGTTTCACAGCGAGTCAGCTTACGCTCTAACACAGTAATAGCGGCTCGCTGCTTTCTTGATTGCTCTTCTAATGAACGTACATATGCTTCTGTAGGAATTTTTTGTACACTTCCATCTTCACCCAACATTTCAAACACGTCAGCGCCTTGCGCACGTAATCCACCTGCTACACGATTAGGATTCTTATCACTAGGCGTATGAGTAGTCTTCCCTGATTGTCTGCCGTACATCTGACTTAAATAGTTGCTCATTGTTGTTCTCCGTATTGTATTTATGTAGTGCAATGCTTGCAAGGTTCTTGCATTTGCTCTCGCACATAATATCTGCGTAAGGTAAGAAACTCAATGCATAGTCATTAACTAGCTGGTTAGGATAGTAGTCACTGTGCGCACGTAGCTTAGATTTCTTGTAACCTGCTTCTAGTAGTGCAGACATATCAGGCATAGTGTCGTGTGCAAAGCCTTCGGGTAGATGTTCGTTGCGACTGTATGAATAATGTATTGCAGGACGCACACCACGCCAGCTGTCAATTACGCGAGCAAATCTATCGTCGGTTGGTAATATATATTCAGCTTCGCGACACCAGTGGTGGTGTATGTCCAGTACGAGGGCGAGTTCGTCGGCAAGTTCAAGACTTGCGTCGAGTCCCCACTTGTTCTCGTCGTTCTCGATTGTGATGGTGTTTCTCGCTTCTGGCGATAACCGCTTGAGGGCGGCTTTGATGCCGGCTGGACCTTGGCGGCCTGAGATGTGTACGTTACACTTGAAGTCTTGGAATTGTACGCCGTAGCCCATCCACCTGATGCAATCCACATGATATTCAAACTCCTCTATTGATCGTTCGACAATTTCTTCGTTGTCGCTTGCAAGTACAGTAAATTGGCCTGGGTGCATCGATAGTCGGACATCGAGGGCTCTTGCCGTGTCGCCGACTTCTGCGAACGCTCGCTCTGCATAGGCAATAACGTCAGGCTTGCGCCAATAATAAGACCAATCCCGCTGGGTATAAACAGGAAGTACATCACTACCAAGTCGGACCATTCTAAGCTCTGGCGGAAGACTTCCCACATATTCAATCAACCTCTTGTATGACGCAATGTTATGGACCATAATATCCCATAAGCGTTCTTCAGCAACATCTACAGTTTGCCGGTTAAGCCACTGTACTGTTGTGCTACGAGTATTTAGCGGGCGTTGTATTTCTTCTAAGATCTTCTTCTTCTGCGTTTGGTCAGGATGCATGTATTTGCAAGCAAAGCCAATACGCTCTATTGGTCGATTCATATAGTCACCACATGTTGTAAATTTTAAGTCCATAGTTTATTATAACACCTTTATTTCCAATTGTCAATCACCCATTGGTCCTTACAGTTGTGAGGATTAGGGTCTCCGTGAAATACTGCTATGCTTGTATCATCTTTAATAGTAGGGTCCCCATTTATCGCAAAGTCTCTCTGGCCTCTTGGTTTACTATCAAATCTAGGTTTACTTCTCATCTCCCACTTGTAACTTTGTATCCATTCATCAGGCCAAAAATTAAAGTTTTGTGTTATACAAACTCTTATCCAATCTTGATCGCCTTGATATCTTTTTGTAATGCTATCTGAATTTTTTATAAAATTTGTCCAAACTTCTGAATGTTGACCTGTAGTTAAT